AGCAGGCGACCTGGCTTAGGCTGATTAAGGACGCAGCTCCTTTTTGTTGGATATTGACCCCGCCGCCGGAATAGACGGGGGTGATTGAGGAGATGCTTACCTTTGCCATGAAGCAGGTGAGGGAGATTCTAGCGATGCCAGTGGTGAACTCGGTTGGCTTCGTGGACACGAAGCTTGCGGAGCTTAAACTAAAGGCCGCGATGATGTTGGACATGAGAGCCAAGGGTGGTTACATCCAGCGGTCCATGCAGATTGTACAAAGTACCAATATTAATGAGAACAAGAACACTACCATTAGTGTAAGTTCTCATGAAGGTGTAGAAGATCAATCAAGTATTGATGATCGCATCAAGCTACTTGAGCAGGAGATAGCGGAGCGGGAGTCAATGGTGCAAGCCAAGTCCCCAGATCGGTTGCTACCAACGCCCATAGCACCCCAGCAGACTTTTACAGTTGTACCCAAATACCAGCATGTCCAGACGGAGGACCCGTATGCGGGGGTGCTAGATGAGTACAAGGTTAAGAAAGCAACGCCGGATGATATAGCGTGAGCGAAAAAGTAACGACAGGTAGTGCGAAGACTCGTCGTAAAAAGATTCAAGTGGAAGGGAAGCCACTTGGCGTGGCCCATGAGCCGTTGAAAGAATGGAGTGGGCCACAAAAAGGGGATGCGCTATTACAGGGTACTTCCATCCAGGACACGATCAAGGCATTTAAAGATCAGATTGCGGAGGAGCTACCGGAGCGGGAGATGCCTGTAGAGCGGATACTAACGCATGAACAGGTTCCGCACAGGGCAGAAGACCATGACGAGTTTATTGCTGAGGCTTCCCGTACCAGTGGTGCGGGGGAGCGACTGCGGAAGTCGATGGAGCTGCAAAAGCTTAAGGAAGATAAGCTTCGGTTCCTAGAGCAAAAGCGTGGGGAGCTAAAGGAGCTGCCACATAAGTACGGGTTTAAATTTTACAAATGGCAGCGGGACTTTTTGGAGTGCAGGGATAAGGACGTATTTTTAACGGCTGCCAATCAGACGGGTAAGAGCACGATACAAATTGCGAAGGCTATTGAGTGGGCGGGTAATAAGGCGTTATGGCCGACACTGTGGCCAGGTAAGAAGCCAAGGCAGATGTGGTACTTGTATCCGTCATCAGACTTTGCGACGAGTGAGTTCAAGACAAAGTGGATACCGGACCTTTTACCCAGAGGCTCGATGGCCACGCACCCTGAGTGGGGTTGGAAGGTGGAGACAGCGGGACGTTCCATCCATGCGATACATTTCAATTCAGGCATGAGCATTTATTTTAAATTCTATACCCAAGACATTTCCCATTTGCAGGGTAGTACAGTTAGTGCGGTTTTCTGTGATGAAGAATTGCCAACGGACTACTGGGATGAAATTAATTTTCGTCGTATGGCGATGAATGGTTACTTTTCCATGTGCTTCACGGCAACGCTTGGACAGAAGCTTTGGTTCGATGTGATGGAGAGACAGGGCTTGAAGGAGGAGAAATTTCCTGATGCCAAGAAGTTTCAGATCAGTATGTACCAGTGTAGGGAGTTTGAGGACGGTACGAAGTCGCACATTGATGACATTTATATTGCTCGCGCTATTTCGCTTTGTAAGAGTGAGGCAGAAGTACAGAAGAGGGTGATGGGCAGGTTTGCCTCAGATTCTGGGCTAAAATACGCATCTTTTGATAGAATAAAAAATATGATAGCACCTATACCAGTACCCAAGAACCACTGGATATATGTGGGAGTAGATCTAGGAGGAGGTGCGGATAAGCACCCTAGTTCCATCACTCTTGTAGCGGTGAACCCAGAGTATACGAGTGCGATGGTGTTTGATGCGTGGGTGGGTAATGACGGGATGGACACTACCAGTCTTGACGTTTACGAGAAGATGATGAGCATGTTATCGCTCCACGATGCGTTTGATCGCTTAGGGGGAATTTTTTACGATTACAATGCGGTGGACTTTGCGACGATTAGTATTCGCAAAGGTACTCAGGTGATGAGGGCTGATAAATCCCATGCGACAGGGGAGCAGGTTCTTAATGTACTTTTTAAAAATCAAAGGTTACAAATTTTTGACATGCCAGGGACTGAGCAGTTGGTGTTCGAGCTGACAACTTTGCGGAAGGATACTTCTAAGCGCATAGCGGTTGACGATGCAACGGATAGTTTACGGTACGCGCTGACCCGTGTTCCATTTGATTGGACGAAGATTGGTATTGAGGGGGTTAATCAAAGCTTGGCTGTGACGGGCATACCTGTTCCAACCAGAGAGGATTGGTTAGCAAAAGATCGTCGTGCGGGTTTACAGCCTGAAGCACAGACGATGACGATAGAACAAGAACTTGAAGGGTGGGGGGAGCTTTATAATGAATTTTGAAAGTGCAAAAGAAATTTGTAGTTTTATCGAAGAATGTTCTAAACTAGGAGTAACGAAGATCAAGGTGGGTGCGCTAGAAGTTGAAATTGCACCTATTGATCCGAATAGTCGCACTACCTGGGAACCTAGCCGCCTTGCAGTTTCCAACGCTCACGCCACAGAGCAAGAGGGTATTCAACAAAAAATAGAAGAAGACCATGAGTTATTTATGACTCAACTTGCGGTTGATGACCCAGAAGCTTTTGAGGCTTTTGCGGTAAAGGGAGCGAACGGTGGATAAAAAACCTAAGTACAATAAAGAAACATTGGGCCTACTTTACAATGACGCTGTAGCCATTGATAAGAAAATTTTTAGTGAACAGAAGTCTAATGTTTTGTTGTACGCAGGTGAACACTACGCAAAGCCAGGTAGTAAATTTTTAAATAATATTCGGGATGCTAGGAATATTGATAACAATATGAAGATTCGTATTGTTAAGAATCACATTCAAAAAATTTGTAAGGGTTACGTTAATAATATTTTAAATGCAGCTCCTGGTGTAATTCCAGTACCTCGCCAAGAGCGTGAGCTTCAGCACCAGAAGACAGCGGAGCTTAATAAAGCCACGTGGGATTATATCAATCAGGCGTGTGACTTAGACGAGAAGATTGCTAATTTTGCCCATGACTTCGTGGTGCAGGGTGAGGTGGTGTGTAAGATTTATTGGAACCCGAAGCTTGGTAACCATGTTGGGTACGAGCAGAAGCTTGATGATGCTGGGGAGCCGATGTTTGATGACGAAGACAAGATGATGCCGACGAAGGGTCGCGCGGTCTTCACGGGATTTTTAGATTTCGAGCGAATGTATTCGTTTAACTTTTTGCGTGATCCAGCTTGTCGTTCTATTAAAGATAGTCCGATCTTAGGTTACCAGAAGATGTTAAGCCTTGAAGATTCGAAGGCTTTGGTTAATTACGATAAAGAAAAAATTAAGTTGTTACAGACTGGCTTATCCGGTGCAGATTACGTTGTTTTTGATGTTAATGATCAACGTTATGTAGAAACCAAGAACCAAGTGCTACTTGTTGAGTGGTACGTCAAGCCAAGTGCTGATTACCCTGAAGGACACTACTATTTATGTACTCCACAGGGCGATATTTTAGAAGAAATGCCGTTACCATTTGGCATTTATCCAATTATTTATGAAGGTTTTGATGAATTAACTTCCACTCCACGACACTATTCGATCATTAAAGTAGCTCGCCCGTACCAGTCGCACTTGAATTTTTTAGCGAGTAAGGCAGTAGAACACGCGGTTACATTAGGTGATGATAAAATTGTAACGGCGATGGGGGCGAAGATTCAGCAAGGGTCGTTTTTGCCTGGTATTCGCCAAGTTCAAGCTAGTGGTGATTTTAAAGTTTTAGAAGGCCGTGTTGGAGAACAATTTGTAAACCAGATGCCTGGAACAATTACTGAGATGTATGGTACTTGTAACTACGCGGAAGATGCGGAAGACAAGGCAACAAATTTAGACGCTTATACACTTCTTTATCGTTCTATGCGCGATAAGAAAAAGTTTTCTAAATACGGGGAAAAGTTTGAAAGATTTTTAAAGCACATGTGCCAAACATCTTTAGATTTATTTAGAAAATACGCAGATGACGATATTGCTATTCCAGCAATTGGTCGTGCGGAGATGGTGAATATTGAAGAACTTAGAAACTCAGATCCACTTCACTACCGGATTGATGTGCTTCCACAGACGGAAGACATGGAGAGCAAACTAGGACAGCAATTGCAGATCCAAAGCTTGCTTCAATATGCTGGTACACAGATGACGAAGCAGGACTTGGGCCGATTAATGCGTAATGCGCCTTACGGCAACAAAGAACAAATGTTCCAAGATTGGACGCTTGATTACGATAATGCGACGAATGATATATTGGCTCTTGATCGGGGCCAGAATCCAGCGATTAGAACCAAAGATGATCATGAGTACCAAGTTAAGCGATTAGAAGCGCGTTGTGCAATGCCTGATTTCCCAATGATGCACCCTCATATTCAGCAGTTGTACGCAAACAAGATTCAAGAGCACATGCAAATTATGGCAGAACAAGCGGCTGCTATTCAGCGTGGCCAGAGTGGATTTATTCCAGCTGATGGACCACTTACTCCTGTTGATTTGTATGTCCAAGATCCAACAAGTCCGAAGAAGACACAACGAGCACGTTTACCACTTGGTGCTTTGATGTGGCTTACGAAAAAACTTGAAGAACAGGGTGTAATGCAGACAGCATTAGTACAACTAAGCCAAGGAAGCCAAGCCGAACTAGCGAATCTTCTTCCCATGATCCAACAAGGTGCGGCTGGTGGTGGACAAGGTGGTGGGATGCCAATGACCCAACCGTATTTGTCACAACCAGGTGGGGCACCACAACAACCTTAGTTCACGGAAACCGAAGGCTCCCCGTCATAGGAGCCAAGGAGAGAGTATATGGACGGTATTGAATCAATTGCGGATATTAGAGAGAAGTTAGTAGAACCTTCTGATGTTGAAACGGTGGTTGAAACCCCTGTAGAACAGCCAAAAGAAGCGGAAAAAGTAGAAGAACCAGCAAAAGAAGAAGTAATAACGGAGCAACCTAAAGAAGCTTTACCAGAAGCGACAGATGAAGTTGTTGTAGAAGCTGCGAAATTTATTCCTGAGTTTAAATTTAAAGCAGGTGGTAAAGAGTACGAAGTTCCAGAAAAATTTCGTTCATTAGTCACCGACGAAGCGTCACAAAAAGAAATCAAGGAAATTTTTGAGAAGGCTTACGGTCTTGATGATTTAAAACCCCGCCACTTAAAGCAAAAAGAAACTTTGGAGAAATTCGAGACTGAATTTTTACCAAGAGTGCAGGAACAAAATCAAATTATTGACGAGTTGGCTGGGTACTTAAAGCAGAAGGATTTTGATTCATACTTTGAGAAATTACAAGTTGATGAGAAGGACGTTCAGAAGTGGATGCTTCAAAAATTAAGTTTGACCCCAGAACAAAATCAACTTTATAATGAAAAGAGAGAACTCCAGAAGCAGTTGATGCAGCAGAAGACCGAAAATCAGACGCTAAATACCACTGTGGATGCCGCCACGCGGGAGTACCAAAAGCAGTTAGAGTCGCAAGCTTTAAATGCCTTACAGTTTACACTTGATAAGAGTGAATATAAGAATGCAGTCCAAAGTCATGATGCCACACATGGCAAGGGATCATTCCAAAATAAGGTAATTCAGTACGCCGATTACATTCACAAGACATCTGGGAAGATTCTTGGGATTGAAGAAGCTGTAAAGGAATACACCGCGTTTATACCGCCCGTCACAGCGGCATCAACACAAAATAATAGTGTAGGGATTGCCGCTCAAAAGAGCAAACCAGTCCTTCCACAGGTCGCTGCAAAGCCTTACAGCCCAGCAGCAAAACAAATAACGTCAATTGCACAGTTGCGTGACAAAGCTAACGAAATGTCAGCGTCACAAGACTAAAGGAGACTCTAAATGTCTACAGCTTCAACAGCAGCATTTAATACAATGCTAAACGAGAATGTTACTAACAAACTTCTCGAACTAGAAATGAAAAAGCGTTCAGTGATCTACGCTCGCGTACCACAGGACAAAAATTGGAAACTTAACAACAACTACGTGTTGCCTCATATCGCAGGTAACGCAAGTACTGTTAAGATGGGTGGATTAACTGCTTCTGGCTCAATCTACGGATCAAAGCCACTACGCGGTTATGAATCTGTTCACAAAGAAATGTGGGCTTCTATGAAGTTCCTACAAAAAGACCTTTTAATTCACGGTAAAGTCGATGAGCAAAACTTTATGCGTCTTTTACCGGACGAATTAGAGCGTTTAATGGATACAGCTGCTAACATCCTAGGACAAAACATTTGTTCTGGTAAAGCAGTTGATAACGTAACTGTCAACGGTACTGTTGGTGGTGGTATTACCATTGCTAACCCTGAACGTGTACAGATTCAACAAAAGTTGGCGTTCGCGTCTTCTGTTGTTGTAGTACCTATCACTGGTTACGTAAAAGAGTTGAACATCAACACTGGTCTTTTGAGCATTGAAACTGCTCCAGGTTCAGGCGTTGCTGTCGACTTATCAACCTTGCTTGTTGCTGATAGCGCGAAAGTGTATATCGACGGCGGTTTGGCTGATGGCTTCAACTCTATCATCGACATGTTACTACCAGCTTCTGCTGGTGGTTCTGCAACTATCCACAACTTAACAAAGATTGCATCTCCTGTATTACAGGGTGTGTATTCTTCTGCTTCTGCGTGGACTGGAACAGACGTTTTAAAACAACTTTTCAAACTTTATGTAAAGTCACGAAAAGTTGGTGGAAACGGAAAAGCAAACCAAATCCTTATGTCATACAATAACTACGGTGCTTGTGTGAACGTAATCGAAAATCAAAAGGGTGCTTTCAACGTAGTTCCTATGAACGACAAAGCTAAACAATTCACTTGGGACGAAATCGCTATTGGTGGTTTCTTATCCGGCGGTGAAGCGGTTACTTTGACTGCTGTTCAGGAAATGAACGACAGTGATTTCATCGGAATGGACCCTTCTACATTCGTACTAGCTTCAGCTGGTGGATTGCAGAAGCACCAATCTCCAGATGGAAACTTCTACATTGTAGATCGTGACCCAACCAATGGTTACAGCTACATTTGTGACTCTTTCCTAATGGGTCAATTGTTCTGTAAACAGCCGTACAAGAATTTCTTGGCGACTGGTGCAGCAATCACTTACTAAGTTAAATGGGGTGGGGAGGATTCCTTCTCACCCCTAACTTTTCCATGGAGGAAAAATGCTATTAAACAACAAGATGTACTCTAGGCAGTTTTCTGCCACTACAACTGCTACTGTTTTTCCAGCACCTCCAATTTCTAATTCTGTTAAACAACCTGATCACGTAATTGTTCAAACACTTTCAACTAACTCCCAATCTTGTTTTTTAAAAAATGAATCTGATGTGGATGTTTTGGGTTCCACAGGTGGTTATGAGCTTCCACCTGGTTCAAATATTATTATTCCAATAGCTGATTACGCGTCTTTTTATATTATTTCTGCTTCCGGTACACAAAAACTTCAACTTATTTACTTAGGTGGATGATCGAATGACTAATAACTGTTGTGTTGGATTAGTAGTATCGACTTACAGTTCTGGTGGTGGAGGCGGCGGTGCAGTCACTTCCGTAAACGGTTTAGTTGGCACTGTTTTATTAGACACGGACACAATTCCAGAAGGTGTTGGCAATTTATACTTTACTAATGAGCGTGTTGACGACGAGGTAAATAACTTACTCGTTGCTGGCACAAACATCACTCTTACATATAACGATGTGGCAAACACTTTAACCATTGATGCGGCATCAGGTGGAATCACCACTATTGAAGACGGCGTTACCACGACGACCGGATTTGGCGCAAGTGAGATTTTATTTTCTGATGGATCTGTGGTTCGTGGAAATTCAAAATTTACTTACAATCCAACTACAAATTTATTTCAAGTTACTGACGGAACTGACAGGTTTCTTCGC